GTCCATTTCAAAAATATTCTATGACTTTATTTTTTTTTTATTTAGCCTGAGAAAATTACTGTAGTAAAACGTATAGAATCACTGCGTGATTCCGAGACGTTTTCTAGATTCGTTGTCTAGGATTTTCAAGCTTCGCAAAGAAAATCCGACAACGAATGTAAAATAATATAGAAAAAGGAAAGCAGGTATGCAGTGAATATTGTATATATAAAAATATTCCAAATTAGTTGGTTCCATCAAAAAAATAGGTAGGATGAAGCCACCTTTCAAACAAATCTGAACCCTCTTTATTTGGTGTATAATTTTTGTCTACATAGTCGCTCTGATATTTATTATACAAAGCAATCTTATCATGAATGTTTATGTTCTTATTCTCAAGCTGATTCAAAATGGACATTTTATACATGTTATCTTTCATTTTTGCCACTGTTTCATGATAATTGGTTTCGTTCATGCGGTTGTCCCTGCCATTACCAACTTTGGCACCATAAAATTTTTTCTTTTTAACAGGTAAATCATTGTATTTTTCAGGTATATTTGGAACGAAAATCGGAGACGTAGTCGTAGATTTTCTGAAAGATGACGTAGCGTTAGCGGAGTCATCTGAATTGGACGGTCGTTCAATGCATACAATGTTTAATGCAGTCAATTTATTAATACCATTTTGATTTACTATGAAATTCGTAGAATGGAATTGTCTGGAATAAAATGAGATTTTATAATTTCTAATAAATCCATACGATAATACAAGCAATTGTGTAGTCAATAATCTGAAAAGCATTATATACAATATAATATATGATGTTATATTTATGTGATTGACATAAATATAAATACAATGACATGTATGTACGTAAATGGAGAACTTCGATAATTTATTTGAAAAAATATTGCATGACACCGAAAAAATAGAAGAGAATATTTATCAACTTGGTATTGAGGCTGTTATAGAAAGCCCTGACATATCGACAAAAGAATCAATATTAAACAAACTTCTCATCTTATTTCCGAGTCGTTTCGAGTTGTATTATTTTATGGGATATATTTTTCGAGATACCGATATGTATAAATCAATGATGTGGTATCATATTTGTTTGAATATGAAACATCACAATGTGGAATGTGTTCTCGAATTGATGAAAATATTGTTCGACCATAATTATTTACATTTCATTTATTATTTGAACCAACAATATGATAATATTTTATTTAAATTACAGGATGACCGTATAAGTATATTACTAAGCGCAATGTATATTAAAGAAGGAAAAATAAATTTAGCGGAACCCATATTAATGCAGTTGTTAGAAAAAGCTGATGAAAATCCGGTATTGAATGAATTAATGACACATACGATTTATATCAATTCGTCTTTTTTATTTGGAAAATTAACCAATATTGAGGTTGCAATAAAATACATATATAAAATATTATTAACCTTTTCACCTGAAACAACGAAAGACAACGAATATGTGCGTATTGCGTTTGAAAATTATTCATTGTTATGTGACTATGTTTATACAGACCCCGTCGTGCGATTTGAACACTGTAAAAAACTTAATCATTTTTATCCAAATATCAAATTATTTCCAAATTTCCTTGCATTGCAGTGCCGTGATACTTCATTGCGAAAAATAAAAATTGGTTACGTATCAAATGCATTCAAAGACCATGCGGTTTCAAATTTTATTTTGCCTATTTTGGATAATCATGATACGGAGAAATATGATATTTTTTTATTCACGCACCATGTGTATAAACACGACAAATTTCCTGTGTTTAATATTAATAAAAAATCCGCAGATGTTTGTGCAAAACTTATCTATGATTTGGGTATACATATATTAATCGATATTGATGGACATACTTCAAAAAATAGATTGGATATTTTTTCGAAAAACCCAGCTCCGATACAGATAACGTATCTGGGTTTTCCGAATTCTACTGCGCTTGATTTCATACAATATCGTATTACTGATTCTATTTCTGACCATCCTGATTCAATACAAATATATTCTGAGAACCGATTATATATGCCACGCTGTTTTTTATTGTATAAAACTGCGGAATCACTCATATTTTCGTCTGCGCAAAACTTATTTCCTGAAAAAAATCATATTATTCTAGGTTCTCTCAACAAAGAACCCAAAAATAGCAAAAATGTTCTCCAAATCTGGAAACAAATATTGCAATTAACAACAAATACGAAATTATTAATTAAAATATCCAGTGTAGATAATGTGGAGAACCGCATAAAATTTTACAAAGATGCACTCGAAGTCAAAGAAGACCGGTTGATAATCGTGGAATTTTGTTCCAACGAAGAATATATGAATTTGTTCTATAAAATAGATATTCTATTAGATACATTTCCTTATTCTGGCACAACTACCACATGTCATGCTTTACATGCATCAACTCCAGTAGTAACTTTATATCATAAAGACTATCATGCACACAATGTGTCTTCGTCTTTATTGATAAATAGTGGTTTTCCAGAATTGGTAAGTTATTCGAAAAACGAATACATTGAGACGGTAATCGATTTGTGTAGTCAACCAGAGAAACTAGCCGAATATAAAACGTCCATACGACAAGGGTTTTTAGAGTTGATGGAACCTAAACAATTTATGAAAGAATATGAAGATATTTTATCAACATTATATCATAATTATGGAGAACCCTAAAATCAAAAAAAGACCAGTGTGTTATGACGATTGGGATAATTCGGATTTGGAAGACCAAGATATTATGGAAAAGGAAGAAATGCACGATACGGAACATGGTGTAAAAAATGATGAAAATATAGATAATTTGCCTACAAAACCCATCTACAACGTATTTGATAGTTTAACGATTGAACTATTGTCTAACAAGACACAATATAAGAAATATATATTATCCAAAGAGAACCCGGAAAAATACGATGAATATATTCAATTTTTAAAGAGCTGTAAAAAACATCAGAATTCTATTCAGAAATTACTCGAAGACCTGTTAATACAACCGGAACATGAGAGCTATAACAAAGAAATCAAATACGCATTTGAAGTGTTTGCAAAAACATGTATTAAATATTTGGATAATAATGAAGAAAAAAAAAAATATTCGTTCTATGAAAAAGATGAGGATACTCTATTTGCAGACATGGACAATGACAATCCTATTATTTCTACAGCGCCACTTTCAACGAAATCGATATGGGGAAAATCCATTCGAAAAATCTCATGATAATATAAGAAAGTATATATTTTTCGATGTCATTAGGTAAGAAAATTACCGAAATCGTAGATAAAGCTATATCAGTATCAGTTCCTTTAGGTACTCGTATATTATCTAATAGTAGACATATATTAAAACGAAATAAACAACATAATAAAACCCAAAAAAAAATGAATTGTAGTCCGCTAGTTGAAGGAAAAACACCATTTGAAGAAACATGTTATACTGTTCCAGTATTGATGAAAATACGCGATGAATTTAACCGTAATCACGAAGAAAATAAAAAAATCACTAGCAATGACCCCAAAGTAGTATGGCAATCGTTGCGTGATAATCTGGTTCATTGCGAAAAGGAAGATTGTTGGTTGAAAGAATTAAAAGACAGTAAATTAAGAAAACAGATAGACACTCACATATTTGCACCGGATTCTCCCCCCGAATGGAAAGACAATCCGAATGAGTGGTTATCAAACTTTGATATACTCAATGTTTTATCGCAATATCAGCGAAAACACAGTGAATTTCGATTTTTAGGACCTAGTCCCATTGATTTTGACACAAAAATAAAAGAGTATAATTATCAATGTGTTGAGCGCGATATTTGCAACTTGTCTCTGCAAAAACAATTGAAAGATAAAAAAACAAAGGTAGGTATTGTATTTAATTTAGACAAACATGATGAAAGTGGTTCTCATTGGGTGTCATTATTTATTGATTTAGAGAACAAATTTATCTTTTATTTTAATAGCACAGGGGATGTTATTACCAAAGAAATAAAAGCGTTGGTGAAGCGTCTTATTAATGAGGGAAAAAAAATGCAACCACCTTTTAAATTACGTTATTATGATAGTAAAGGGGTCGGACACCAACGAAATGACACTGAATGTGGTATGTATTCCTTGTTTTTTATTATTACTATGTTGACAGGAGACACAGAACATGAGAAGAATATGTCTGTTGCAAAAAAAATAAAATTATTCAAAGGAGGACGAATCCCAGATAAAAATATGGAATATTTTCGGTCCGTGTATTTTAATCATGACGAATAATTGAAATTATTTGGAGTAAAACGTTCAGAACCGTGTAACGGTTCGATAGGAGGGCCTGAAAGGCCCTCAATCTTGCATCGCCCTTCGGGCGATGCTGAGAAACGTTTTCTCGATTCTAGGAAAATAATGTAATTATACTATAATTACAAATGGCTAATAATGATAAAATAATATTAGCAATTCAAAAATTATTACCTGAATTAGAAAATAAATTAAAACCACGATTGCAATTGGAGGACAATTTACGTGCACTATTACGAAATCCTGCATTAGTTAATTCAGTTACACGAGCACAATTAAAAACATTAGAGAAAGCAGCTGATATATGTAAAAATCAAGGTTCAGGTATTGGCACAAAAATGTTCTCTAGTTTATGGCAAAAGGTGATCGAAATATTAAACGGTTTTTTGAAAGGTGAAAAAAAAACCGAAGAGGATGAAAGCAGAATTACAGAAATTAATCGTATTATTTATAATTCACTAATTCATCCTACTAGAAATGATTTAACGAATATGGATATTGTTATAACTAGAAAAGGGTTCGGATGGAAAGATGATTTTGACTCGATCGACAATCAATTAGCCCTTTTGAAATTATCATCATCAAACGAACATAAACTTAACCGTAAATTGGCAAACGTAAATAAAGAACGTATAACACAAAAAAAACGTGATGACAAACCAATATCAGAGCAATATCAAAACAATAAAGAAACAAAAATGATAAAAGCAGATACTGTTGAAGTAAAAAAACTAAAATAAATATTTATGTATATCTACATAAATATTTGCTGTTATAGACAGTTATATCATGTCTAATTTTAACCAAGGACGCCAAAATATTTATATTCATCCACAAAACCAACAATTATTATGGAATACGATGAATAAAACGCCCATGTTCTCCAATATGAATCCTCAAATCAAATATTCATGGTTCAAAGGAATTATACAACAATTTTATAATAGTAATCAATACATATATGATGCGGCATTATTGCAACAAATAAATAAAGAAACAATAGCCTATATGGTTGCAAACTTGAAAGGTGGTTCGACAAATCAATCGGCAGGTATGACACCGGTGCAAGGACCACCAGCCAATATGGTATATCGTGGTAAAGAAGATGAACGCGCATTGAAACAAGAAGAATTTAACAAAGCATTTGAAGAAAGACAAAACCAATATTTTCTTAAAAAACCACCTATGCCGGACATTGATTTTACCGAAAAATTGGACGACCGACCTATTACTAATATGGAAGAATTAATACAAATGCACCAAAAGGAACGAGAATATGAAATACATAAATATTCACCTCTCCAAAATATTTTACCGGAAGGGAATCCGATACCAGTGATTGATAATTTCATCAAAACAGATGGGTTATCTCACCCGAATGGGTTATCTCACCCGAATGGGTTATCTCACCCGAATGGGTTATCTCACCCGAATGGGTTATCTCACCCGAATGGGTTATCTCACCCGAATGGGTTATCTTACCCGATGCAAGTTTTGGGAAACATTCCAAACGAAAGCCTATTCAACACCGGATTTCCGCAGGAAATCCTAGATGTTGAATCTAGAAAACGTCTCGAACCACAAAGTGGTTCTGTACGTTTTACTCCAAATTCTGTTATAAATAATAGCAATATTGAGACATATATGACTAGAGTAAACATATTAGCTGATAATCATGAAAAACTTAAAATGATGATAGAGGATTCAAATAAAAAATACGATATTTTGATTAGTAGTTTGGTCAAATTACATGGACCCAATCTTGGAGTATTTTGTGCAGGTTCACGAAGTGAACCGGAACAAAATATACTATTATCATCCGATTCGGAAACGAATGAAGAAAATATAACTTTGGAAGAAGATAAAGATATCTGATAACATAATAATAATATTATTATTGCCATGACCAAAATTGCCATATGCGTTCTATCGCGATATTATAACCAAACATGGATGAATTTTTTAAAGACGTTCAAACAATATGACCTATATATGGTCATAGATGACAATATGATTATATATGATGATGTTATTGATAATATCAATATTATTCAAATACCCGATAATATTTGTTTGAGGAGTAATTATTATAAGAGTTCGTGTTGGTCTAATTTGAAAGACATTGTCGCTTGGGACCGCGCACTCTTTTATTTTAATCGCGTCAACACAACATATGAACATGTATGGTTTATGGAGGACGACGTATTTATTATGAGTGAAAATACTTTGTGTTCTGTAGACGAAAAACACCCAAACAGCGATTTGTTGTCCGCATTTCATGAAATAAACGAAACAGGGGATGTCAACCAGGGTTGGAATCATTGGGTAAATGTGATTCATCGTATTGGCACACCGTGGGCTCATAGCTTGATTTCTTGTGCGCGATTGTCGAATCGTTTGTTAAAGCGGATAGACGAATATGTTGGTGACCGCCATCTGATGTTTATTGAGGCACTGTTCAATACATTGGCACTCCATAACGGATATGTGGTGGATAATCCGGACGAAATCAAAGATACGATTACTTATGATACCCAATGGAATCGCGATGAATTGGATACAACAAAGATTTATCATCCATTTAAAAAAATGGAGGACCATGTGTATATTCGTGAAAAACAAAAAAATACATAATACAATACGAAAAACTATGACATAAAAACATCAAATAAATACTAACATATAGATATATTGGTATTTATGACTTCGCTTTCTATTTTGGAACATACCTTTTATATCAATTTAGAAAGCCGCAAAGACCGGTTAGAACACGTGCAAAAAGAATTACAAAGGATAGGAATAGTGGGAGTGCGGTTCAATGCAATTAAAACTGCTAGTGGTGCTATTGGATGTTCTCTTAGTCACATTAAATGTTTGGAAATCGCCAAAGAAAACAATTATCCACAAGTATTTATTTGCGAAGATGACATTACTTTTTTAAATCCCGGACTTTTTATTGAAAATTTATCTCAATTTGTTCAATCGGACATGTCTGATTTATGGGATGTTATTATTGTGGGGGGTAATAATTGCCCTCCTTACATAAAATATGGAGATTTTTGTATTAAAGTCACTAGCTGTCAAACAACCACAGGATATATTGTGAAGAGTCATTATTATGACACACTTATTGAAAATATGAAGGAGGGTGTTAAACAGTTATTATATGATATTGAAAATAAACATCAATTTGCATTGGATATGCATTGGAAACAACTACAAGTTCGAGATAATTGGTTTATGATTGTGCCTCCAACGGTAATACAGTATGAAGATTATAGCGATATTGAATGTAGACATGTGAATTATAAGGGTTTAATGACCGACCTAGACAAGGAGTGGTTGTTCCAACAACAATATATTCACCAGATGAGTTCTGTATTACCGAAATAAAAATAATTTCATACGTATATGTATACACGTATGAAAAACAAAACTATCAAAATAAAAAAACAAATAAAAGGTGGTGGAGTATTTGATTTTTTTCAGAGTTCTTTTACTGGCGATAACAAATATTGCATACTTAAAAATGGTATTGTAAAATGTGCATTATGTGCAAATAATGTATTTATGATGCGTAACGGAACGATTGGTAAATCTAAATTAGGTAATGTAGCCAATGATATTGTTTTTGGTGAAAATTCGAATAATGTTATGGATATTTCGATTACTTGTTACTTTTGCAGCAATTGTGGAAACTCTATTATCATTCGTGATGCAAAACAAAGAACAGAAAGTGTGTATACAAATATGGTTATGCCTACTTTGACAGATGCGCAAGGGAATCCGATTGGACAAGGGAATCCGATTGGACAAGGGAATCCGATTGGACAAGGGAATCCGGTAATTCAAAGACAAAAACCAGTCGATGATAAACGTATATAAAAATAAAAACAAGTAATATAAATATTGTAGGTGTATTGTATTATACAATAATGATACCAAAGTTTGTGGCGGAAATTGTATGTATGCCAATATCAATTACAGCAGTAACTATGTATGTTGTGTTGGTAGGTATTGATAACACTGCTCGTAATATATTTGGAGAACTTTGGTCAGTAGGGACTCTGTAGAGTTATATCAATAATAACTATCTGAAGGTTTTGCAGAGCCGCAGGCTAGCGGAGCAAAGCAAAACCTAGATTCGTTGTCTAGGATTCCCTACGGGAATCCGACAACGAATGAAAATCATGCATAATTATCGAGTTATTTGTAAAAATGTCGACAACACTGTTTTGTTTTTTTGTTCATATTCTTGGGTTCTCAATTGTGACTGATATTGTTTGTTCATCATTTTCTCTTTCAATATACGTTCTTGTTCCAGTAACATCGTCTGTGCAGCGGTTTTCTCTAAAGGAGTCATGTCTTGATTGTTGCGTTCTCGATTGAATTGTTCAACTGAGGAATACTGTGGCACTTTGTGAAAATCCCTCTCACTCACCGCGAATATGGTTTCGTCCTTGTGCACTTTTCTCAAATCATCGAATTTCAATTTACTGAATGGGTCACTCGTTACATACCCGGAATTATCATCATCATCATAAAAATTGGTACCTCCTCTCGAATACATTTGTTGCACGCCATTGTATTTTACTAATCCAGTTTGCTGTGATTTCATATGATTCAATACATCATTCATATTACTTTTGGTCACCACTTCGCTAGTTTTGTATGTGGCATCTTCGCTCGTAAACCATCCATTGTCGACAGTGGATTTTGTATTCGCCATATTTTTCTCAAACAACTCGTTGAATTTGGATTGAAATTCCTCCGGGGCCATTTTTTCGATGACGGTGGAAATATGTTTATTGGCGGAAGAATTCAGCTCGTTGGCCTTGGTCGGGTTGTATTCCATTTTATCTTGTGGAACCTCCTTGTCCTGTTTATGTTGGTTCTCATAAAAATTATACACAATATCAAATGCCTTTTTGAAAAATAGGAAATAATCTGCCGATAATCTGGATTTATCTGGATGAAAATAGAGAACCTTGATTTTAGCTCGCTTCAAATCTTCGGCGGAAATATCATGGGTTAAATCAAATAAATTCAATATTTCGTCGAAAGAATATTTTTGTATATCTAAATTATGCGATTCTTTTGTTCCATCATTTTTATTATTATTGTTATGTAATTTATTCATATATACATTTTGTCACTATTTTCCTTTTGTATTATTTACGAAAAATAATATAAAAATATTTTCTATTACATATTATCTATACAAAATAGGATATTGAATCATGACTTTACCAATTATCAACGAAATTCCCAGTATGAATGATTTTCGCAAATTATTGCAGAACAACCCTGGTGTAATTGTTATCAAATTTGGAGCAACCTGGTGTGCGCCGTGTAAAAAAGTGGACCCTGCCATCAAACATTCCATGAGTCAGATGCCCGATACCGTTCAATGTGTGGTGGTGGATGTGGACGAATCGTTCGAAGTATATGCCTATATGAAAAACAAAAAAATGCTCAATGGCATTCCTGCATTGGTTGCTTACTATAAAGAAAACGATAGTTTCATACCTGATGAATTTTGTACTGGAGCAAAAATAGAGAATATCAATACTTTTTTTGAGATTTGCTATAAAAAAGGAAGGGAATATTAGAATAGAGGTTATCGATGCGAACGTGTTTTGCTCGCTTTATTATGTTTGTGTTTATTTCCCTTTGTTTTTCGTGGTTTACCTCCTACAGCTTTTTGTTGCGTGGACGCAGAAAATGGATTTATAGAGGGAAGCTGTGATGCTATCGACGGTTGTGGAGAGGAAGTGGAAGAAGTGGAAGAAGTAGACGCAGAAAACGGATTCAGTGATGGGAGCTGAGATACCATGGATGGTTGTTTTTCTTCTGTATCACTGGAAGATGACTCTGATAAAGTGACTGTTGCTAAAACAACCGTCGTTATACCAAGTAACCCATATGTTAATATGGGTATTCCATTTATAGAATAATTATGTAATCGATTCAAATCCAATGCACTTGTCGATGAAAATAGACTGGACATGTTATTTATATTTTTATTAGATAATAAAAGTATAAAATTGATGTGTAAATGATAATATATATAATTTTCAATAATAACTATGCATTTCATTAAAAAATTTATTCAAGACACATTTGAAGGTTTTGCAGAACCGCCGATTAGCGTGACAAAGCAAAACCTAGATTCTTTATCAAATCATTCAGTTGATGAACAATTCGACGATGAATCCGTCTTTTATACGACACCCAATAACAATGTGCAAAAAATATCCGTTGATAATGATGTGACACCGTGTATAACACCAGACACCTATACAACATCTAATCGTGCTACACCAGATTATACATATGACAATCAAACAAATAATCCGCTAAGAATGCCTGATGGACAAATAGACCCATATGTATTTTGGTTGCAAGATGAAAAACGTTATTTATTTACAGAGGGTCGATTAATATTAACTGGAGTAAAACGTAGAGAATCACTTTGTGATTCGAAACGTTTTATAGATTCAACATCTAGGATTTCCGCAGGAAATCCGGTGTTGAATGAAAACGGACCTACATATGCAATTCCTACGGATTTTTGTCATACCGATTCATCACAAAAAAAACATAGAATAATGATTTATTACGATATAAACAAATCATTTGAAAAAAGGTTCGGATACTACGATTCATCAGATTGTTTCTGTGAAGTCGAATATATGCCAGAATTTGCGTTTATTTATTAGCTAACCATCGGATTCGTTTAGGCATATTTCAACCACTGGTTGTCACGTCTGCCTTGCCATTTTAATTTTTCTTCTTGAGAAATCTCACAACGAAAATGTCTTTCCCACTGCTCAGGTGAATCATAAAAAAGTGTGAGTGGCTCACCGTGTTTACGATTGTTAATTGCACAATTGGTTACTTTGAAAAATAAATATTCGTCACTTGAACCCACTCTATATTCTTTAAATCTAGTACCGGTGATGGCGTTACGAATACAATTTCCAGGTGTCAACACAGTGGAATAAAATTCAATTTGAATTGTCTTACCATTAATAGAACGTTTCATCTTATTATATCCTTTATCAACCATTTTCATATCCTTTATTAATTTGTGACGTTTACGCACTTCAGATGTTACTGACTTTGATTCTCCAATGGAAGTATTGGAAATAGAATTATTACAATCATCCATATCATTTTCCATTCCATACATCATATACTCGTCTTCATATAAAGCCATAATTTAACGAAACCTCAAAAAACAACAAACTTATTAAATATAATATATAAAGGGTGTTATCTTTATGTTACTATAATTTATATTCTAATGGCGGAAAATCAAAGGATACCATATAAATACATTGACTCTGATGAATTGAGTAAAAATTTTGGGTTTTGTATGAACAGCCAAAGTAAAGAATTCACGGTGTATTTTGTCATGTATGAAATTAAATATTTGTTTGTGGAAGGTGTCATTGATCCTCCACCCAAATATAATTTTTGTCAAGAAAAAACAGAGCCAGGTATCCCATTAACAAGTAGATTAACTGAACCTAATATGTTTTATCCTTATTTAAAATTCGTTATGGAAAAAAAAGAAGAAATATATTCGTTTCCCTCAAAAAATCATGTTTGTATGCAAAATTCTACTCAGGAGATGGATAAGGAAAAAAACGAGAACGACTCCGATAAATCCCCCGACCAAATATATTTTGAAACCGAATGTATTAAACATGTATTGGATTTTTTTTCTGACACATCTGTTTTACATGACGAGCAAGTCGATATATACAAGGGTTTTGTGGAACACGATAATAATTCTATTTTTGCTTTTTTCGACGTATCTAGTCTTTCCAATTTTTTAAAACCACCCTACATTACTGCGATTGTAGATGAAGTTTTCTATAAAGAAAAAATATATAATATTCCCATTGACCCTATTATTTCGTTATTTTTTGATAAAAATATTCGATTCATCGACCTAATGTCGGTTGATGATGAAGATAAAAGATTGAAATTTCCATTCCAATTGTATTTATGTAAATTGGAGAACGAACAGTATGAAAATGTAAAAAAAGGTGAAACTATCCAGCCATTTGAACATCCATTTTTCGGATATTCTTATTATTTTTCGACTTATCCTCTAGATGAATCTAATAGCAATGAATTAATACGGTTTTATTGCTTTACATTTCGTAATCTTTATATTATGAATAGTATTACGGAATTGAGCGAACAAGAAAAAGAGTATTATAAAAGGGGAAACGAAACGAATGTCGAAATAGACCCTTATTTACCTACGATTGAGAACATACAAGAAGCATCTACTATTTCTTTTATTGAAAATGAAGTCCAATTATGGTCTATAAAAAATATTTTACATTTCACTACCGACATGGAATGAAAAGCGGAGTCGTAGACGTAGCTTTTCTGATAGATGACGTAGCGAATACGGAGTCATCTATAGAAAATTGAAATAAATTAAATTTAACATATTATTTGTATAATATGTCAACTTATCCTGATACAATGAATATGCCGAAAATCTCATCATTTATGCAGTTCCACAATGCTGGCAAGGGGGCTGAAAGCCTCTGCATTACTAAATCGGAAGGTGCAAAAGAAACTTTGCTACCATTGCATAAAGAATGTAGCGAGAAGTTTGGAATTATTAAAATTACAGTAGATGAAATGCCTATACAAAAACATACATGGGATATCTTATTCAGTATTGATATTTCTGCATCCATGTCAGAAAAATGCAGAGATGGTAAAAGCAAATTATATCATATTAAACATACCATGTCGAATATTCTTCGTTTATTTTCCAAGAACATCGATGCAGTATTTAATGTATGTGTTCATGTATTTAATCACACACATAAAGAGATTTTCGATTTTGATGAAATCACTCCTGATAATGTGGAAAAATATATCCAATTCATCAAATATATTCAAGCTGACGGTAGCACTGATTTATTAATCCCACTTGAAATGTGTGAGAAAAAATACGAAGAACGTCAAAAAACCCATCCCGATAATAAATTTATTCATATCGAATTGACTGACGGAGAAGATACGTCCAATAATACTAATAAAACACTTATAGCTCATGTAACCGATAAATATAAAAATATATTTATCGGATTTGGTGTCAATCATAATAGCGAATTGTTAGAAATGTTTACGACAAATAATAACAATGAATATCGGTTTATTGATAAAATCGATAATTCGGGATATGTATATGGTGAAATTATTCACAATTTACTCTATACATTTGTTGATAATGGTCGTATTTCTGTATTAAATGGTCTAATTTACGATTGGAAAACCAACGAATGGACACATAGTATTGATATTGGCTCAATTTCAACTGGCTCTACTAAAACATTTCATATAAAAACTACCACTCCTAATCTAATGACTGGAAAACTCTGCGATAACCTTGGAGTATTTTGTGAACCGGAACAAAATATCGAAAAAGTTTTATCATATATAGAAATTTTACCGGATTTAGTGGATATTTCCGGTAATTTACATGAAATCGATTTGACAAAATACATGTTTCGTCAAAAAGTGCAGGAACTCTTATTTGAAGCAAAAACACCAGATAGTTCTCTCAAAATAAAAAAAACATTGAAAACGTTTTTCCTTGATATGAAATCTTATATAAAAGCGCATCAACATAATGATGATATTTTCTGGAAAGTAATGTTGGATGATATTTATATTGTATACAAAACAATGGGCAAACCATATTCACATATGTATACCACAACGCGACAAGTGTCTCAAGGAAGAGAATATAGTTGTAATACTGAGGATATTATGGATGATTACACCGAAAATAATAATCGTTTTACTCCTATGATTCGGTCTAGAAATAATAATTCGACCATATTAGATGCGTATTTTCCTGGTCAGGGTTCTAGCGAAGCAATGAACCCAACGAATAACATCATTCATGATACTACACAAAATTATGATGATATTAAATTTAATCGTTTGTCTAGAAACATAGATAACGAATATAATGACACCTGGGTAAATCGTTGGTCATCCGTTAATGAAGATTTTGTGGATCCACAAGAGACATTATATGATGATGATAATGACGATGAAATTATGAACCATCAAGTCACACTTACTAGAGAAACAACTACCCATTCAACTCAACAAATGAATGATATTATTGATTTTATTCGAACATAGAACAATATATATTATATGTTATATTCTCTGACAAAACATTTTGCAAACTGTGAATGATATATGATATGTTGACTATAACGATTATTATTGGTCATATCAATACATTCATCTCCTCCATATAAAAATACGATTTCATTTCTTGTATATCTTTTATGCACATGTTCCCAGAATAACATAGGAAGCGTTCCTTCATGCCCTTCATCCGGTCCCACTTTACCATAAATTATCAAATCAAAAAATTTATTTTTTATTTTATCTATGATTTCCTCTTCTGAAAATCCAACATAATCGTCCTTTAATTTACGAGAATACGTGAATCCATTACCATACAAACGATTGTTAGACTCGGAATACGTATCATACATAAAATCCATTTTGGGGTATTCAACTGCTGAACCTCCTTGTTGTTGAATATATCGTTTCATACCAATCCAAAACGTTTCACGTGTATAATTTATGCCGCAATTTCCCATGATAAGAAGAACATTCTTAGGTTGATATCCGATTTTATCCATAAAATAATTCGTCGTTGCACTCGCACTGCAATTCTCACGCATATGTGTTATTATCTTTTTCCAATATTCATCATACAATGTTTTATTATTAAAATTCCACGGCAACAATTTTTGGTTTGCTTCCATAATTAATTCTTTTGGAAGTGTGGTAAGGGTTGTAGGTGGGCAGTGAAGCAAATCTGGGAAAATTGGAATACAACCATTACCCAATATCTCATAATGTCTCAAACAGTCCCATCCTCCCTTTTTATGTGTATGCGCAAATAATGCGGTTTGATACATTTTACAGTAATCCGTCTCCTGTTCTGGTCCAAATACATATGTGGATGTATCTCCAGGTATTAGTGGTGCAATAAGTGATATTTTATTATGTAAAACATCATCGCTGACGATATATTCGTCTGGAATACAATAGGAAAGCGGAAAAATAGATGATTTTAGATAAGTATGCAAATGAACATTGTATACATCGTGATGAGACAACGGAGCGATTTCTGTCAATATATCCGTATCTTCGATTTTGTTAAGTGACTGAGATTTATAAAAATTTGTTTTTGGAATATATCTTTGCGTTTTTTTTTCCGAGAAAAAACTCATTATCCAACACATTGTGCTATTGCTATGTATCAATATATTACAATCTCGCATCAATGCGCAATCATGTGATATATCTTCTTGCAAAAGAATGGGGTTCCATTTCTGAAAAAATTCGATATATCGTCGTTCCCATTCGTATCGTATTGTATCACACACAATGTATATTTTTTGATTATTATTATTATTTCCCGATATGACCTGTTTGGATATTTCCGTATCAATCAAATCCAAATAATACTCGGGTGGGATAATATCACTGGTTGGACAAGGTATCTGTATAAAATCATCCAATCTCAATGAAATCACAATATCGTTCGGTGCTAATTCGGTTTGTTTATGTTGACACTGAAAGAAATCGCTGATATATTGTGATTTACCGTTCTCATTTATCCAATAATCGTCCGAGACCTTGATTATATCAATTAATTGTTGTCGATATGGTATAAAAAAATCACTCTTTTGAAAAAACCCGCGACATATTATGTTTTTACCCATAAAATCATAAGTATCACATAACATTATTTCGCTTATATTATCCTCGTTAATCATAAATATATGTTCATCAGTAATGATTTGTTCCAATGGAACATACACATAATCAAATTTTAAGCTGATAACTTTGGTAATTAAATATTGAAAAATTAAATTACCGGTTCGACCTTGTTTGATAAATGATATTTTTGGCATAATAATTATAATATCACATAATCTTTATATTTTTTGAGAATAACGACATAGAAAAATATGAATATAAGTGTATATTATTTTTATGGAAAACAAGAAGGAAATTCATGTGCCTGAAAATTTTTGTGGACTCATAGTCGATTTTGCCAGAGATTTGACCACCACTTTTCCCGAATATTCTTATTTGTGGAAGAAATGGACCGCATCTGTCGATGAAATAGCCAATCCGGATGTTGTATTTATTTTTGAATTTATTATGAAAGCTTATCCCGAACGATTTTTTGATATTTTGTATCAGAATGAAGACATTTTTAAACCGGATTGTGATACGAATACCGTATTTTTACCCAATGTCGATTTCAAATTGTTGTTTAATTGCAAAGATATCACGGAAACCACAAAGAAGGCGATATGGAAATATTTACAATTGATTTTGTTCAGCATTATTAGCTCTGTCGAAGATAAATCAAAATTTGGCAGTTCATTGAATATGTTTGATAACATTAATGAATCAGACCTTCAAGATAAATTAGAAAAGGCAATGAAAGATATAAGTAGTTTTTTTGAACAAAGTTCCTCTACACCAAACGACATTGCTGGTCAAGGGCCAAGCAATACTGGGGATGGACCGAGCAATGCCGAACAAGAAAAAATGTTTGAAAATATGTTTGAGAACATGCCCAAAATGCCTGATATGGATGCTTTCAAAAATTCCTTCGATTTCAAAAACATGCCCAAACCCGAGGATTTACACGAGCACTTGAAAGACCTTTTTGATGGCAAAATAGGTAAATTGGCCAAAGAAATGGCAGAAGAGTTGACCAATGATATTACTGGTATGATGGGCGATGACGATATGTCTGACGTGAGAACCACTGAAGATGTTCTCAAAAAATTAATGAAAAACCCCAAGAAAATGATGGACCTAGTTAAAACCATAGGCAGCAAACTAGATACTAAAATGAAGAGTGGTGAGATTTCGCAAGATGAAATCATGAAAGAGGCGAGTGAACTGATTAATAAAATGAAGGGGATGGGTGGTGGAAATGCGGATATTAATGAAATGTTTAAAAACATGGCAAAACAGATGGGCGGTATGGGAGCTATGGGTAAAAATGCACGTGTTGATACCAATGCTATGACTAATATGATGAAAAAACAATCGATGCGAGAACGTTTGCGCAGCAAAATGGAGCAGAAGAAACAAGTAGCTGCATTAGTAGAACAAATGCAATCGCAGCAACAATCGCAGCAACAATCGCAGCAACAATCGCAGCAACAATCGCAACCAACCGATAAATATGTATTCAAAACTGGCGAAACCCAAGAAAAGAGTTATATTGAGCAATCTAAGGATATTGAAGCATTGATGAACGATTTAGGATTGACCGATGAACCGACCGCGACAAAGAATGCTCAGGTAGTAGGTGGAAATAATAAAAACAAAAAAGATAAAAAATCCAAGAGTAAAAAATAAAAAATAAATAATATATTCATATTGTATACCCAAATATACATATACGCACATGCTCAATGTTTTCAAATACATCAACGTTAAAATATTCTTAGTCAGTTTAGCTCTAGGAATATTTATGGTGTATATAACCATATCCAATGACCGCAAAATATACGTATATCCTACTCCTGAAAACATCGAAATATTGCAATACCGCGATAAAACCGACACTTGTTTTCAATTTGAACAAAAAGAAGTGCCTTGCCCGACGAATGAAAAAGATATTTCGAAAATACCTGTTCAATCATAATGATAATCATATGATTATTTTTTATAGATACATAATATATAATCTATAGTGTATATTATGAATTTCAAACGAATGTTGAATACCGAAGTTGGTGTCATATTTATTTCTATTTTACTCGGTCTGGGTTTAGCTACCCTTTTTAGAAAGGTATGCACGGATAAAAATTGTATCGTATTCAACGGTCCGGTAATTACCGATGTATCAGGGAAAACCTACAAATATGGCGAAAAATGCTACAAATATGAGCCGACCCCTACCAAATGCGATAAAACTAAACGCATCGTCGATATTGCGTCTTCGGTAGATAGTAATGGTGCAGCCGCGGTTAAACCGCTCAATCTCATAAAATAAATTCGTAATTTGAGCAACTAATAAATATAATGCATATTTATTAGTTTATTATGTCAGATAGCACAACCCGTATCGCGGATTTGCCCGAAAATCCGATGGCAGGTCAAAATGGTTTAGCGCAGCCATCCTTTGGTCAGACGCAGCCATCCTTTGGTCAGACGCAGCCATCCTTTGGTCAGACGCAGCCATCCTTTGGTCAGCCACATGCATCTTTTGGTCAAGATATGAATACTCCTAATGGCTACATGCCAATCAACGTTCATCCGAACCCTTATGGTCAAGGCAGTGGTGGTCCGAATAACATCATGCCACCACCCATGCAGACTACAAGTCCACCTATGCAACAAATGGCACCGATGTATATGCCGCCCCAAACTCTTCCAGGCGCAAATAATATACCGTCCACCCTAACCCCTGAACAACAAATGATGTTGCAGAATATGAAACCACAACAACTCCCCTCCCGTGATATTCACTTTGATACGTCTTCCTTTGCTCAAGATGAAGAGATACAAGCTAATTATATTCCCAAACATAAAAAAAACAAGGATTTCGTCAGAGATTATGAGAACCTGACCGAATCAAAATTGGAAAAACATGAACAAGAAAAACATAGAGAACGATTGGTTGACCGCATATTTACAGAGATACAATTACCTTTATTGATTTCTATTTTGTATTTTGTATTTCAAATGCCGATTATTAACAAATTATTATTTAAATCTCTATCTTTTTTGACTATTTATGGTCCCGATGGTAATTTTAATTTCCAGGGTCTTATTCTCCGAAGTTTGTTGTTTGGTGTATGTTTTCATACAATGGTAAAAATTGCTTTATTTTTGAGCGAAATATAGTAAAACATGTAGAACAACAATTATTTTTCAAAATATTTCAAGTCGTAAAATTTGGTCCAAGTATTTGGACACGCATCTTTCAATTTTTGCATTTTTCTCTCTATTTTACGTGACATAAATTGCAAATAATATTTCTCTAATGAATTTAATTCATTTTTTTTAGAAAGACGAGTTATTTCTTCAACAACTTTCAAATAATATTCTTTCACGGTGAGCGGTTGATTTCCCTGTTTTCTCCGACTTGAACGTGCTATACGTTTACTTTGTGTCATGCTTCTGGTGTTCATGCGACGAACAGTGAGTGATTTTGTTCTCAGTTGTATTTGCGATACCATCCATGGGCCTTTTTGTCTCTGATTGATAAAAGCTCGTATACATTCATTGTTGCTTTCATAATCTTTTTCGCGAAAACCAAGAGCATTATACCACGTTTCACCGGTTGTCAAAATTTTTATATACCTCAATTCGAATCCAATTTTATGAATAGAATATCTACTTACATCATTTTCAATCAATAAATCGTATTGTAATTCTTTTGCTACACGTATAATACGTTTTATGGTGTCGGTTCCGCGACCAATAGTTGTGTCATTATCAGTAGAACAATTTGTAATCAATTTGATAATTATCGAAGTGTTGTTATCGACGGTTTTAACGCCATTCAACACCGGATTTCCTGCGGAAATCCTAGGTGTTGAATCTAGAAAACGCTCCGAATCACTTCGTGATTCTGAACGTTTTACTACAATTTCTAAACATAATAACGCCGCCATATCTTGTGTTACATTGTTACTGGACCGCGTAATTTTATACACTTCTTTATCTTCGTCAAATATTATTTGAAATTTATCAGAAGGAAATTCTTTTTGTAATGCATTTATGAAATCATTATTTTCCGACATTTTTATATATTATATTTTACTATACAATATAATATATATTTTTAGTATAAATATCCTTTGTCTTTTCGTTTGCTAGCAGAATTATGTGTTTTATTCAGCTTTTTATGTTTCTTTTGTGTTCTCGTTTGTCCAAACTTCTCCGGTAGCGAAGCTACGCTTCTCTGACCAAATAAAATATCGCCCAACATATTTTGGTGATGAATAGATGATTTTTTCATGGATTTTCCATGTTTATTATGGTCAGGGCTCCACTGTTTCTTGTGGAGCCCAACTACTAAGTTCTCGCTGCGCAATGGTAGCTTCGCTACCGGAGAACTTTGGGATTTATTGGATGATTTTTCGATATTTTCTTCATCTACACGATTAGTAACGGATTCTTCTTTGTACATATTAACCTCATCCTTATCTTCCTCCATTACATCATTAGCAACTGAAACATGCATTATGGACGATTTTTTTTCTTTTTTTCCTTTGAACATTGTCTTGCTAGTAGGATTGTATTTTAAAAACCACATTTCATATTCTTTTGTTCCACGTTTTTGCGATAATTCCTTGTATTTTTCCGCCTTTTCAGCGCGTATTTCTTCGATAGTAGGCTGTTTACCAATACATTTAACACTATAGCGTTTTAATATGCCGGTTTGTTCCAATTTGTTATGGTGTTCGACTTCAAATAAGTAATTCGCCATACATAAAATACGTTCTTTGAAAAATACGAATTCATCCACATAAATAAACGCCAAATAAAAACTTAACATGGTATCAATAGTAGCAATATTGATTTCTTGTGTGCCGATTTGTATGGTATTATAATTATGACATGCCACCGGATGATAAATATAGGCCACTGTATCTTTACCCACCTTTATTTCGATGCGTTCCGGTATAATTTCACCAATTTCTTCGTGTTTAATTTCTTCGACATTTGTAAAACCATTCTCTCTCAAACGTTCACATACAATCATCGCACAACGGTCCGGTTCTTCCGAAATAACATCGAAATCAGGGACTTTTTGCAATTTACGTTGATGTTCTTTGGGCAAATAACGCGAATACAATTTACTCGCATATCCTCCGAAAAATACCACACCTTGTTCAATAAACGAATCGCGAACATTGATATATAGTTTTTCGGATTCGTGCATATTTTGGTGCATCTTGCGCTGGAAATCAATACGAGAACATTTTTCTGACAAAGCGGACATGGATTTTCTATATGGGTGATATTTGTTGAGCAAATTCAATCGTTTGGCCACCTTTTCCCAGCGTGAAACATCACCGGCGGGACGGGAAAGTTCTAAATACATGCTCATCCTTAGAAAATTGGGAGGAGCATATTTGATACCGGCAATGGTTATCGCATCCCTGGAAATGGCTTCGAAAATGGAAGGTTCCAAAAACGTAATGTCGGCTATCGGCAAAAAATCCACATATACCTTAAATGTCCCCGTATGCATACCGGATTTTGCTTCCACTTCCATGTAACCTGCGGCGTAGTAAATATCGGCCAATTCTTTGGCATCTTCGAGTGCAGTGGGTGTGAAAAAATCATAATCGGGCACTTCGATGTCTTTGTTGTAGAATTGGGCATATTTGGGCAAGATGTTGTTGATAGCTGTTCCACCGTAACATATGCATTTTTTTCTGACCAAGAAGTCTTCTAAAATTTTGATTATTTTTTTGACTTCTTCGGAATTGGCCACTTTTTGACCCTGGATTTTTTCACTTTCATCGACTGCATGACGTAAAATCGCCATTTCGCAATCTTCAAACGACATATCATCGTTACAATGTTCGGAATTGAATTTTTTCCCTTTTCTTTTATAAGGTTTTATGGGGTTTTCTTGATCCATATATTTTCTATACACTATTGAACATTTAAATCCGGACAAAAATGAGCGAAAATAAAGAGATTCAATATTGGGTCTTTGCATACCCTTGTATATTTTGTTTGTAGCAACTCGATAAAATTGCTTGGTTACTTTTTCGTTTCTCTACATAGATAACTACAGGTGGTTTTTGTTTCATTTTTTCTAATATTTCTTCTTTATGGTTATCATAATAGGTCTTATGTCGAGTGGGTGAAGTATATTTTTTCAGATGTTCTTTCGTAGTATATAATTCTTCTTTGATTTTTTGTAATTCTTCTTCTAATGATTTATTTTTGATAATTAACTCTTCGGTATTCATATGGTAGTATATGATAAATAATATTTATATTTATCATAAAAAATATAAAATTGTCCGGATTTAGATGTTCAAGGGTGTAATACCGGTAGAAAATATATTATATCAGAAAAACTTGGTCATCCATAGATGGTAAGAACGCCATCACACCACTTAATATCAGAAAAATATGCGAATATGTATGATATACAATATGTTCTCTACTATTCCATTGTTTGCTTGATGCAATGTTTGACATATATACAAAATATAACATAATAGTTGTTACGATTGAGAATAAGACAAAATTACTGGTATTGATAAAACATTTGTAGAGAACCACGGTAGCAATTCCTAGTCTTGCCATTATTCCGTCCATTGTATGCAACGTGGAATTACGTTTGTTGTTTGACCAAAAGATTGCCGATACGAATGATATCATACTAAATAATCCAATAAAATATAGATTGGTGGTGTAAAAACACGGTATCAAAAAACCCAAACTGGTGAAAACCAGAATATATGGCTTATCGATGATGAACGCATCCATTGTTTCTTACATAATATTCCTATTTTTACACCGATGAACATTTGAATTAGAACGGACATCAAAGATGTCCGTGCTTTTCAATTGATTTATCGGTAACGTTGCCCTTGGAACATCTGTTGGCACGCCTTCATGCGTGCCATTATAAATGTTCAAGGGTGTATCTATTTTATAGGTTCTCATTTACACCAAATGAGAACCAGAAAATATTCCAAAATTAAAATATTTTTGGAAACATGGTTAGTATTCCGCTAGTTTCCAAATCTTGTGGTGTGGCATTGTTATTAATATAGTTCAAACAGTAAGCCATGGGAACTACTCCACCTGCATAAGTTGCAAACATTTTCTCACATTCGTATAAATTCGTATCTGGTTTATAATATTGCATTGCATTGAAATTGATACCATAATTCGAAATAGCGGAATATATATTGGGATTGCTCTGGGAAGATACATTGTTGTTTGGCACTAATAAATCAATTCTATTTTTGTTAACTGTATTATTTCCATTAATTAAAGGTCTGTATGGGTCAATAGTATTCTTTTGTGAATAAAAACGCTGTAATATGTCGCCATCACTTGTCATATTATGAAAGAAATCCATATTATTGGTGGTTGCATAAGAATTATTTTCTTTGACAATAATCATCTTATTTTGTGTATATGGATATGAACCTGGATCAATATTTGATGTCGTATTAAAATATCGTTGTAAATTTGGGTCAGCTCTTACAGATTGTATTACGCTATCAATCGCACCATACAATGTTCTCATTTTGGTCATTGCGTCCGGCGGTGGTGCAATTGTATCACTGTTTGGAAAGGGTCGTGGACGAATATTAATAAAAAGTGGATCGCTCGCGTTCATCACCTGATATGTTTGTCCTGATTGATTACCAAATGCATTGATAAGCGTAGATTGCAGCATACTCAATAGAGTAATGTCCTGCGTATTTTTTATAGATGGATTTGCAACCGTTGGATCGCTAGAATATCCAATCACGGCCTGGTTATTATCATTCAAATAGACTGCGAAATCCAGAAATCTACATCCTCTAGATAAAACATATTGAACCATGATATCGCTTACATATCCACCTGAATACGCTGAATTCCATGAACTTTTAATACACAAATGATTTAAATGCAAAGAATGGTCACTTGAATAATTTTGCACTCCACTCGGAAGTAGTTTTGCATCAATCGCAACACTAGCCACTTCTGATTTAATATAACTATAATCCGGATTAGATGCATTCATACCCGAATATCCCTCAATCACATGGTTCTCTATGTTTTTTTGTATTGTGCGACGGTGTTCAAACAATCTATATAAAATAATGGAGAACATAAGGATAATGATTACTAATATGATTTTTTTTACTATCGACATATGTATGTAGGTGTTTATGTATGTTATATTATGCGTCGATAATATTATTGTACTAAATACTACATAAAAATGTATGGCGTGATTGTATAAGAACATATAAGTATACATATATGCCAGGTGGACTTTTGAACATCATTGCTATTGGAAATGCCAATGTTTTTTTAACGGGTACACCTACCAAAACATTTTTTAAAGTGGTATATTCAAAATATACCAATTTCGGTTTGCAAAAATTTAGAATCGATTATGACGGACAACGCGATTTACGTTTGACAGAACCCTCTACTTTTACCTTTAAAATACCCAGATATGCTGAATTATTGATGGATACTTATATTGCTGTTACATTACCTGATATATGGAGTCCGATTTATCACCCAATCAATCAAACCGGAAATGTTTGGTCACCCTACGAATTCAATTGGATACGCAATTTAGGCACACATATGATTCAGGAAGTTCTTATCACGTGTGGTTCTCAAACCTTGCAAAAATACTCTGGCGAATATTTGGCATCCATGGTTGAACGCGACTTCAATACTGAGAAAAAAGATTTATTTAATCGTATGACCGGAAACGTTCCAGAAGTATACGACCCAGGGAATTCATATTCACGTGTTAATGCTTATCCGTCCGCCTACTATACACAAAATAGTAATGGTGCCGAGCCCTCTATTCGTGGGCGTAATCTATTTATACCCATAAATAATTGGTTTACTCTGGATAGTCGCTGTGCATTCCCACTAATAGCTCTTCAATATAATGAACTCTATATTACTGTTACCATGAGACCGATACAAGAATTATTTCAAGTCCGTGATATATTTGACCCTGCCAATCATTATCCTTATATTCAACCGGATTTCAATCAACCGCAGTTCCAGTTATATCGATTCTTACAAACACCCCCTGCATTACGTATTGACCCTATAAATTATGAAAATATTGTTTCTAATTGGAACGCGGACATACATTTGATTTCTACCTATTGTTTTTTATCCAAAGAAGAAGCTCAATTATTTTCCAGTGAAGACCAAGTATATCTGGTGAAGGATGTATTTCAATACGATTTCCTTAATGTGGCAGGTTCAAAAAAAATTAAATTGACATCAACCGGTATGGTGTCGAGTTGGATGTGGTACTTTCAACGTAATGATGTCAATATGAGAAACGAATGGAGTAACTATACAAATTGGCCATATCGAAATCTTCCGGTAGATGTATTTCCAGCGCCAGCATCGTCTTCCGACCTGTCATTCAATAATTTGGGACCCTATTTTAATCCTGATAAAGGAACCACAGGAATATACATTACGGGCGATTTCAGTGCTGTAAACAACAAAGACATTATGCAAACCATGGGTATTGTTCTCAATGGCGATTATCGTGAAAATTTATTTACACGAGAAATATATGATTATATTGAAAAATATACGAGAACTCCTGGGTCGGCAAAGGACGGTATATATTGTTATAATTTTTGTTTGAATACAAGCCCTTTCGAATATCAACCATCTGGTGCTATCAATCTCAGTAAATTCAAAGATGTTCAATTGGAGTTTACCACAATGGCACCTACTATTGATTTAGTGAATTCAAATTACCAGGTTATATGCGATGGTCAAGGAAATGCAATCGGTATCAGCAAACAAAATTGGCAATTGTTCGAATATAACTATAATTTGACTATTTTTGAAGAACGATACAATGTGTTGTCATTTATTGGTGGAAATTGTGGTATGTTATATGCACGATAAAAATATTATACGTCTATACTATAATATTACTATTTGATATTTTGAAACATGGAGAACCAATTTCCTTCCAAAAATCCTTTTCATTTTTCTCATAAAGACAAAATTGATGAGTTGGAGGTTCTCGCTTTTGAACAAAAGATAAAGAAAATACATAAAAAAAAATTCAAGGAGAACTATAAAAACATTGAACTTATTCAAAGTGTGTATGATGCGCCGACCAATGATAATAGCATTCCATTAGACAATGATGTAGGACGTTTTATGGAGGGTCATAGACCCGGAGTAAAACGTAATAATGACGGAGAACGAAGTTCGGAGTCATTTCCCGACAAATCATCATGTGGCTGTAAAAAAACAAATGACGATACCACAAATTATTATGAAGAAAAAAAAAAGAGAACCAAGCGAACCGTTCAACACATAAAAGAACAAATTTATTCGGTATTATCAGGTAAAAATGATATCGAAAAAACATCAACAAAAATAATAGAAGGATATACAGCTGGTGATAAGACAGCAAGTGCTACCGGAAATATCGATATTGACTTTAATAATAAAGACCCATTATATTGGTTATTTCAATTTCCATACGATATTTTTCAATATATTCCAAAATTAATTAATGCAATGATATACGATGGCTCATACGAATTCGCCAGTGCATTTACGTTAGAAAAAGGTGCAACAACACAAGAAGGTGACGCACAAGTTATACATGATATTATAGCTCTTACATTTTCTTTCCCTATATGTGTTTTTATTACCTATAATTGGTTTTTCTTGTTGGCATACAAGAGCAAATATAATTGTCAAAATATCGACCCACATATTGAGATTTGCCGTCCGGCAAATGATAGCGTGCGTATGAACTTAAATTTTAATTCTGTTGTTGATGATAATGCCAGACAATTTTTAAATTTATTTTTTGATTTTTCAGTCAAACCTTTGGAAGTATTCGACCAAATAGTATTCGGCGATAAGGGTATTTCGCGATTATGTTTGATGTGTCCATCGCGTATTTTAATTAAATTCATATTGTTGTTAATGTCCTTTTTAATTGTTACATATTTCAGTTTGTTTGATTCGGTTGAATCAATTATCGGTGGTTCTTCATTAGTGATTATGGGATTCTGTATAATAGTTATTATATATCAATTTGGTTCTCAAATTTGGGGCCAAGGTAAAGAAATTTTGACATTTTCTAAAAGTTATTTGGCTACTTTTTTTGTTGGTATACTTTTTGTTACTTTTCGTATTATACTTGCTATTTTTTCAATAGCCACAAGTAGCATTTTAATTTCATTCTATTTTTGGACTACAACCATGTTTGCTTTTCTTATTTATGGTGAAAAAGGAATTGGTGGTATACCTACCGAAATAGAAAATATCGACTCTTATATTGATGAAGACGTATTATGGTTGCAAGACAAAGATACAAACTGTTTTAAACCTGAATTATGGAGAAAAGTATTGAGAACCATTGTGTTTTTTATTTATGATAATTTTTACGCACTATCATTTTTATGTATAATGAGTAGTAATATTGTTAATGTTTTCATTAACTTGCAATCTCCATCATTAGGCTATGTAATAAAAGGCATTATTGGAGCCCAATTATTTTTAATAG